TTTTCTCAAAGGTTCTAAGACCTCCAAGCCCTAACATCCCCATCAAAATACTACTAAGTTGTGAGAACTCAAATTCTGGTAAGAGAACTTCGACACCTGCTATGGTAAATATAAATACCATAAGCGGAGACAGCAAGAAGTGGTAGAGTAAAGATACTCCACATACCCAACCGACAAAAGGTCTCCAACCTGCAACAAACATAGACTTGTGCACTGCTTCAGCTTTATTAACTTCTAACTGTGCAAGGTTTGCCTTGTGTAAAGACATCTCAAGCTCGTGAGTTAGTTTCTTTTGTAGGTCCTTATCAGGTACAAGCTTTCCGATTATATCACTGATGGGTCCTATTAGTTTATCTATCATAGTTCTCTTCCATTAGTTCTTCATAAAGCTTTCTAAAGTGTTCTAACTCCATGAAAGCTATCCCTCGTCCAATCTGGTGCATCCTATAAATGTTATAGGCTAGTTCTAATTGTTGCTCTGTGTATAATAACATTATACTAAGTTTAAAACTAATTGTTGTAGCTCTGTGCTACGTCTACCAACCTGTTTAAACCACCTGCTATCTTCCATTTGTCTAGCCATCTCAGACCAGTCATGTTCTTTACAAGCTTTTAACATGTTACGAAACTTTGAAAGTCCTGTACCGCCTAAGTTAAAACACATGTTGACTAACACACGCTGTATATCTTCAGGCAGATTATTAAAATCTTCTGAGCTTCCAAAGACCTGTATAGCTCCAGCGTAGCATCTGTCAAAGTCTATCGTATAATATTTGTTTACGACTTTCTGTGACACAGGTGTGCCGATTTCAAAGTCGAATTCAATATCGTTTGGTTGACATAGATGACCAACTCCTAGAGTCTTATAACCTAAACTGTCGTTATAAATCTCTAGGACTTCGCCCTCGTGTCTTTTAATTTCATACTTGCATAGGTCTATGTTCATCTTATTTGTATGTAATTGCGGGTTGATTGTAGGGTAATCCTGTGATGGGGTTGATTCTATCAGCAGCATTATCCTGTGTAAAAGGTACTTCAGGACCTTGTATAACTTCTTCACCTACTTTTCCTCCAAGTGTAAAATCTTTTCTAGAGACTAATGACCGTGTTCCTGAAGAAGTTTTTATATTAGCTTTATCTTCCCATAGTGTTTCTTCTGTCAACTTTTCATTTAGCCGATTAGCATAGTCAACAAACTCTGAGCCTCCGGGTAATGTTTTTACACCTGCAACAGCCGCACCCTCATAATCTCCGTACGCAGTGTTTCTAACTACCTTTCCTATGTTGTTGTACCATTTGTCTAGTAAACCAAACAAAGGAGAGATAGCTGTGGTAGCTGTGCCGTGTCCAGAACCTGCCCAAGAACCGAGTACCCTTGAAAATTTCTCAACCCTCCAATCTGTCCCTCCACTCAAACCAAACGCTTCGCCCCACCACTTAGGACTAAAATTTCTAGGTTCGTTTTCCTCATAGTATTCTCTTGCGGGACTAGCCTCTATCTGCATCTCTCTTAGTCCCCCAAAAATAGTGATGGTTCCTAACATCTTGATAGCTAACTTAACATCACCATCCTCTACTCTACTAATAAGCATGTTCATTTGTGCTGTTTTATATTGTGCCCAAGATAAAAATAAACCCATAGATTTTATTGCTGGGTTATTGCTCATAGCAAAAAATAATCTATTGCCTACTCTAGGTAACCCAACATCTCTATTAAACGCTTGGTTACCTGCTTTAACTAGCATTTGCTCACCTATAGGAGAATGAACTGCCTCTTCAAAAGTATTAAATTTACTTAGTTTTTGGATGTCGCTTCTAGACGCTCCATAGTAATTTAGCCTGTTCCGCATAGCACGACTAATAGTGTCTGAGTCTCCAAGCTTTTTACCCATACGGTATAGCTCATCTGCTCCTGTATCAAAAGAACCCTTAGCTGCATAGTTAGTTGCAGGTGCCATACCGTTAAACTTAAAGAAAGTTTTTGTCCAATTAGCTAGTGTTTGTTGTAAAGGAGTGCTGGGGTGTCCACCGGAAGAAAGCATAGCCTCTAAGTCTTTATGTATAGTAGATGTTATATCGTCAGCTTCTAACCCAAAGGTACCCTTGCCTCCTATTCTATATTTGGCAGCTAGACTATCTTTTTTTGTAGCCTTTGCAAAGCCTCTTATAGCAGAGGATATATTACTGTTCTGAAAGGGTTGTAAAAAATCTCCTAGCTGAACAATGGTAGAACGAGTTAACATGGTGGTGTTAGATAAAAAAGTGAGTATTGCAAAAGCATCCTTAGAATGATTACCTTGAAAAACATCATCAGCATTTTTATGAACCAAACCAAAGTAAGCCTCTATGGTCTGTGAGAAAGTTTTTATTTTTGTTCTGTACTCCTTATCAGTTAAGAGACCGTTCTCCCACTTCTTCTTAAGGCTCCGGTATAAGCTATTTATAAGCTCTCCGTCCTGCCCCATCTTCCTTGCAAACTCAACACCCTTGGTTGTGTTTTGTATAAATTCACCTAGTATGACGTTCACATCTTTCACTAATATAGGTTCTAAAATTTTCCTAGCTTCTAAACTTTCAAATACTCTTTCTTTTTGAAAGTTTTTAAGTTGAGGAATTCCCGTGAATCTTCCTAATTCTGATATTTTTATATTGCCGCCTACAAATAAAGGAGACGACCCGTTACCGCTTATGTTTGCAACAATTACTTTAGTAGCATCTTGTAAAGTGGGGTTTAATTTCTTACCTGTTTTAGAGTTTATTAAAATTTCAGGATAAAACTCTGATAGCACCTTAACTGCTTTCTTATCCCACGCAGGAAACTGTGCCTTTAGTGCGGCTTGAATAATGTTTTTTGTTTCTTTCATGTCCCCCATTATTGCGTCTTTATTAAACATCTGAGGAAGGTCATAGTTTTCAATTTTCTTAACAGTAACTCCTGCATCTTGTGTATAAGACAAAATGTTTCCTACTAACAATCTGGAATGTTTGGTAAGAGCATCAATTCTACTCATTTCAGAAGTAGAGAAACCAAGGTTTTTTATTTCAGCACGAGTGGCTGTTTTTGTAGCTAGCTTACCAGCCGCTACTCGTTGTGCTTCGGTAGAGCCTTCTACAATTCCTGTAAGATATGTAGCATACCTTCCTGACATTAACTCAGTAGCGGATTCAGCTCCAATAATACTTCTATACTTACCATCTTGAGCGTTGAATAAATTTCTACCCACTATCTCCAGCTCCTCACCGTGGTTTATTGCACGGTTAACAGTTGTTCCTGAACCTTTTATTTTTAAAAAATTATGAAGCATTCGCATGGACTCGTTATTTATAATCCCAAATGCCTTTTCTTTCTGACCTTTCAAAAGATAATCTGCGTTTTTGATTCTGTTGTAAACAAAACCAAAGGTCATCCCAGCTCCCATAAGTGTATAATTTATTGTATCGTCCTCGTCACCAATAAATGTCCCTGCTGCAAAACCTACGCCACCCCCGAACAAAGGTCTAAATGTTTCATTTAAAACTGTAGTCAATAAACTATCAGTTATTTTATAATCATTGTTTAAAATTCTGAGCTGCTTATCTACTATATCAGCGTTCCCTCTTGAGATATTTTTTGCCATAGTAAGATACCCATCTGACATAAAGACTTCAGCTTCTTCAGCTTTTTTCTTTAAGTTTTTTAATTTAGTAGGGCTTAATCTTGTTTTGTTTTTTATATCTAACTTAGCTATGTCTGGAAAATCGAGTTGTCCGGTTGTGGGATTAAATGTACTATCTATATCCTTTGCTTTTTGATAGTTTCTAATATCGGTCTGTGCTTTTCTGTACATCGTATTCAGTAGCGGAGAAGCTTCCATACTTTTTAATAACGGCTCTTCTGTCTTTAGAAGCTTTGTAACCGCTTTGTCTAATTCATCAATCTCCGTTGAGTTGAGTGTAGCTATCTTTTCATTTTTTACTGAGCTTTTAACAACCGTATCTACATCCGGGCTGTCTATCTTTCCTAGGTTAATTGTGTCTCCTTCTACGGACTGGAATCTGTTAGCCACAACCGAACCTAAAAGTGAGCTTCCTCCACCTACAGCAGCACCAAATAAAACATTGTTAGGGTTTACTTCTCCATAAGCAGCGTATTCATAGAGTGCCATGTCTGTTGCACCTACACCTGCTCCGACAGCGGTAGCTCCTAACTTACCTAATTTTGCAATTTTTGCCCACGGTATAAAGAAAGTAACAATGTCTCCAAAGGCTGCCCCTACTCTTCCCGCAATAACTGCCGCATCATTTTCATTTTTTCTAAAGTCTACACCGTATTTTTTCTGCATGGAAGTAAAAATTTTATCTCGTCTTTCCCCTTCTATAGCTTTGATGTTTTCTTGAAACGTGTTATTATTAGCCAATGTAGCGAAACCAGCTTTAGCCGTTCTAAAAAGATTTCCAAGTGTATGACGTTCTAACTTACCACCAAGTTGTATTTTCTGTGCCGTGGTAGGTTCAGTACTAGGTAAGTCTTTAGACGCCTTAGTGTTGTATTGGTTTAAAAAGTAATTTGCGTTGTATATAGTCGGTTCTGCGTCTCGTACAAGTTCTTTTTCACCAACATACTTTTTTAAGTCTACGTCTTCTTCGAGTATCTGTTCTTCAAGCTCTATACGTTCTGCTGCTCTAAGCTCTTCTTCTTGTGAAATAGTTTCTCTTTCTTCTTGTGCCGAAGTAACTTCAGTATTGTATTGATTTAAAAAATAACTAGAGTCAAGCTTTTCTTCTTCCTCTTCCTCCTCTTCTTCCTCTTTTTTATCCGCCACAGCAGCGTCTGTATTTTCGTTATACAAATTTAAAAAGTAATTAGAATCGTATACTATTTCAGGGGGCATTTAGTTTCCTATTTAAAGTAGCTTTATTTAGCTTTCAGTTGTTCTAAATATTTAGTAAATATATTGAGTACGTAATCTTTAGTTGTCGTATTAAATTCTTCTTTCGTAGTACCTTCAGATTCTAAAAACTCTACAAAGTCTTTGTTACGTAATAACCCAGATGTAGCGACAGCTTGTCTTGCAGTTGTGGTTTTTCTTTCTAATGTTTTTAATCCTAGATTTGTGTTTCTAATACTATTACGAGTATTCATATCATCAATTACTTCTAGTGGATTCCTACCTGTGCCTGAGCCCTTTAGAGCATTCGCAATGATTTCTGAATCTGTCAGTTCAGGACTAGACTCTAGTAAGCTTGTTGGTTGAGGCATTATTCCCTGTTTAGAATTGAGATAAGTAATAAGTTTAATATACTCATCCGTTGTGAAGTCTGCTTTTCGATTAATCATGTCGTTTAAACGTTCATCAATTTCTGTTGGAGACATTTTATCTGCTCCTAATATTTCAAATTCTTTAACAAGGTCTTCCTGCGTAGGTACCGTAGAACTCAATAAAGACTTAGCTGGCGTTTTAGTAGATATAGTCGTATCAGTTTCTTCTTCTCCGTCTTGATAGAAAGGATTAAGACCTGATTCTAGACGCACGTTTGCATGAGAAATGGCTTTGTCTTTAATAGATTGAGGAATGTTCTTAGCGTTTCCTTCTATTTCCATGTCTTGTAACATAGATATTTCTTCGTCTGTTAAAGTTGGTACAATAATAGGAATTAAATTTTTATTAGAATAAGGATTCTTAACATCATCAAAATTAACCGACACTTCTGTCATTGTAGAACCATCTACATTATTCGTGATGGGACCTTTAAAACCCGTGGCAGATTTCTTTGTTCCATCTAAACGTGTCATGTCTTCTAATAAAGTTTCTTGCATTACCTCTTCTAAAGGTTTATTCTCTGATAAAGCTCTTTGCATAGCTGCAATTTCTTTTACAGAGTTAGGGTGCTGAGCCTTTAAGCTATTAAAAAAATTAAACTGGTCTTCAATAGTTGTTGCTTTCCACTCAGGAGTGCTTATGACCCGCATCAGCTTTTCTTTATTGAAAGGATAATCGTCTTCAACGTTAACAACGTTAAACTTTACATCCACAGGAAGAACATCTCCTCTTACCTCATCAAAAGGCTTCCAAGTATCTGAAATGACTCCTTCCTCAAAAGTAATCTGAAAAAGGTTTGCTGCTTCTACAGCAGATTTTGCTGCCCACCTTGCTCTATCTTGTGGCGTTACTTGTTGCTCCGGATAATCATCAAGATACTTGAGTTCTGCTTTTTGAGTTAGCATTGCTGTGTCTTTTTTATACTGGTCCCAATCTGAGAAGTTGTTTGCAGAGCCGGGAATGTTTTCCTTTCCTCCATCGTAAGTAAGAGATAATAAATTTTTTAAAGTTTCTATTGGTACTTGTACGGCTTGATTGTCCTTGTTCTTAAATGTTAAAGACGCTAAGTAATTTTCATTAGCAATAACCTTTGTGTCGTCTTGTGGGTCTTTAACCTGCATAGTAAAAATGTCTTCGACAGCATAAAAGACTTTATCTGTTAAAGCTTTAACTGGCTCAGTCCTACGAACGGAAGCTTGAAATATTGAAATTTGCTCTGGTGTTAAATAATCCGGCAAGGGAATAATTTCTATTTCAGAAACTTTAGCTTCTCTGGTTTTCATACCATCTAAATCTTTTAAAAAATCTAAATCTAATGCTTGGTACATTTCTTGTGGGACATCGACACTTAGGTAGTTGTTGTCGGAAAGCCTAATGCTTTCTTTAATTCTTTGACCTTCATTACTATCAAAAAACAACCTACCTAGTTTTTTCTTTAGACTATCATCTGATATAAGCTCTCCACCCCTTTTCTGTACAGCAGTTACATTTGCCATGAATTTTTTTGAGTCTATATTAAAGTAAGGACTGTATAGTTCAACCTGTGTTTCATATTTTAAAATATCATCAGCTACATTTTCAGCGGCTGTTGTTCTTATAGTTTCTATCTGTTTCTCAGTTAGTTTGGACTTCCCACCGGGCGTTAAGTCTGTAAGTCTTGTTATCTCAGGAGAAACAAAACTTCCTTTGTACCCTCCAGCAAAAGCGTCTCTAGCCTCCTTATCTGTTTGAACTCCCTTAATTATTTTAAATTCGTTTTCATAAGCACTACGTACTGGAGTCCAGCTTTTATTCCACTCGTTTGCTCTTTGTTCAGCCTTCGCACGAATACCTTTATTAACAGCTCCTACCACACCTATTGCTGCTCCGGCAAAAAGACCAAGCTGTTGTCCTCTTTTAGCTTTTTTCTTTGCAGAAGATAGTAAAGATTTTCCTAGTGTTGATATACCCATTATACTTCCTCTGTGTTTTTAGGTGCCAATAAACTTTCAGGCACTTTAATTTCTTTTAGTTTTTTTTCTACAGCAGTTGGTAAAACTCCAGACCTAACTCCGCTAACCTTATCTTCTTCTGCTTGTACAGCTGCTTGACTAAGTAATTTTTCTAAAGCTGTTGTGCTTTCTCTCTTCTCGTCCTCATCTTCAACTTCAGGCTCTCTATCAATTTTGTATTCTAATCTTCCTGCTCGTTCAACCAATGCCATAATTAAATACATCGTTGGTTCAATAAGCAGTGTCATTAAATCAGGGTTCCATAGTCCTTCTTCAAAACCCGCATACAGAATAATTTGTGCAGCTTCAGCAATAGTATTGTCTGCATCTATAATATCAACAAGAGCTTCATAAGCGTCATCTTCAGTTAAACTTATGTATAACGATTCAATAGCTGGCTGTATTTCTGTAAACTCTGTAGGTTTCTCCCAAGGATAAGGATTATCAGGACTGTTAGTTAAACTTTGTCCCGGTATAGGGCGTTGCATTTGACCTAGAACTTCTAGACCTTCTTGTTCAAGTTGTTGTGGTTCCATCATATTTTATTGTTTTGTATTATTAAAAAGTTATTGCCGCCCCAGCTGCTCCCATACCATACTGTCTCATTGTTTCTTTGTAGGTGTCTAGAACGACTGCAGAATCAGCAGGTCCCATGTATTGTCCACCAGCAGCTTTAACTGAGAAATCATAATCAGCAATAGATTTAACTTCTATTGACGGAAGATAAGCTACAGTAGGACCTTCTTCATAAGACGGTATCCTTGCTGCTTCTTGTGCATTTGCAGCTTTAACTACTTCATTTTTAGCAGTGTCTAAGGTAAATACTTTTGAAGCTGTTTCTGTTCCAGCACTTATTAGTTTATTACCGTGTCTTTGTAAAGTATTTTTAGATTGTTCTGCTATTGTGTCTGCTGCAATTTTGTTTGTATCTAATATTGAAACTTTCGAACCTGCTGTAGATATGTCTATTCCGGGTCCTTTACCTATTTCTAGGGGGTCAAATTTTAATTTACTAGTATCTATAACTGTTCCTGTTACTCCATCTGCAATTCCGGCAGTAGTTTTTGATAAGTCAATCGTAGCAAGGTCAGGTCCGCCTGTTATCCATTCTTTAGCTCCATCAAATGTATTTGTAATTCCTTTCTTAAGCTTGGCTCCTTGTTGTCCAACCCAGTCAAGTCCTTTAGTAATACCATCGCTTACAAAAGTATAAGCTTTGTTAACTGCAGCAGCTCCATAGTTAATTCCTTGTAAAAGTTTACCTGCAGCTCTAGAAAACATAGTGCCGGTAGCTGTATTAGTAGCCATCCCTGTAGCAAAAGTTCCAAAAGCATTTCCAGCTAAGTAACCCATACCAGACATAATGCCACCTATTGCCCACGGCATAATAAAGCTTAAAGCAATTTGACCAAGGATTCCAAACTTTGCAAAGGGTTTAGCAATTTTACCCATGACTTTACCGATACCTTTAGCTACCTTTTTAATTGCACCACCGACTTTCTTAACAATCTTTTTAAAAGACTTTTTAAGTTTACTAAATATTCCCATGTGTTCTCCTATGTACTAAACGCTGCAATTAATTTTGCAACAGCACTGATAGAGGAATTAAAATTCTCTGCAGTACTTGTTTCATTAGCTAACGCTGTAGCATAAAGCTGTGTTTCTCTGTTTTCTTTTCCTTCAGCAGCTCTAAAATTAAAGTCTGCTTGGTCACGCATCTCTTGCCATAAGAAAGCCTGTGCTTGTGACGACATATTAAATGCATTCTGTGAATTCTGCATAGACACTTGATTAGCTGCTGCTGTATTAATTGTATTAGCTTGTCTTCTCCATGCTAGATTAGCTTGTTCAATAGCTTGTGCATTAGCAACATTAAATTTTTCTCTATCAAATTCCACCTGTGCATTAAATGTATTGACTTGGTTTGTCATAGCAGAATTAGCTTTAGCTACATCTACATCTGCTTGAAACTGTAAAGCCTGTCTTGCATTAAGCTGTTGACTATTAAACTGAGACATAGCATTTGTTTGTTGTGAATTAAACTGGTCTACTTGTGCAGATAAGCTTGACATAAATTGTTGTGTTTGATTCTCACTAGCAGAATTAAACTGTCTTGCAGCATTCTGAGCAGACTGATTGCTTAATAATGTTTGTTGTTGTTGTTGAGCTTTCAACACATTAGCCTGTTGATTATTATTAAGGTTTGTTAAGTCTGTTTGTAAAAAAGCATTAGCGTTGTTTATCTGAGCTTTCTGATAGAAATCTGCATCAGCTAAATTAGCTTGAGACATAAGCACTGCATTTTGAATGGTGGCTTGTTGTCTATTACTTGCTTCTGTTAAACCTATGGTCTGTAAAAATTGACTGTTTGATAAAGCTGTTTGTTGGTCAGCACTAAACTGAGCCATATCCATTTGGAAAACTTTACCAGCGTTGTCCAGTGCTGTCTGTTGTCTAAACTGAGCACTAGTAAGCTCTGCTTGAGCTTCAATTGACTTCTGTTGTCCTACACTTTGTTGTATTGCTTGAGCATTAGCTTGAGCCAAAGGAACAGCAGATTGTATAATAGCATTGAGCAAGGCATCTCTTCCTACAGTAGAGGCTGACATACCACGCTGTGCTAACATCGCTTCTACGGATGCTACAGCGGGTCTCGCCCATACAGGAACTTCACCTTCTTCAATACCAGTTAGTAAGCTGTCTAACTGATTAGAGACCAATGCCTCTTCAGGAAGACCAGCAATAACACCACGTTGTGCCTCTGTCAAATCCATAAGCCTAGCTTCTAGGTCTTCAGGGTCGTTACCGAGTGTGGTTATGTCAGCTGGTGTAAGACCAGCGTTAGTTAATTGTTTCTTAGCACGTGTAACTCTTGCAAGTGTTGTTCCTGCTACCTGAGCTGCTTCTGATTTAGCTTCTGGGCTTATAACACCTATAACTCTTTCTGTTAAAGCACCGGGAATAATTTCAACGGTAGCAGCTTCGATAGGAGCTACTCTTTCTGTTGTAGCAGCTTCTGCTTGAGCCTCTGCACTAACCTCTCCTTGTGCAGCGTCTAGTTCTGGAGCTTCTGTAACTTGAGCTGCTGTCATTGTGGCAGCAGTTAAAGCACCGGGAGCATCTGCAGTATCTGTAGTGGTAACTGTGTCAGCAGCAGGAGCAGTTATTGTATCAACTGTATCTACTTCAACTTTATCTTGTGCTGCTAGTTCTTTAGCTATACCCATCTCTCCAACCGCTACATCTTTAGGGTCTGGAGTTACAGGAAGTCCTGTCATGTTTCCAGATATTAAATCTTTAGCTGTTTCTTTAGCATCCTGCATTCTTTTACGTTCTAAAGCTACTCGTTTTGCTTCTGCTTCTGCTGCTAGTCTAGCTTCTTCTGCTAATCTAGCTATTTCTGCTTCTGCTGCTAACCTAATCTCTTTTTGTTCAGGAGTCTCATTAATAGGTGCTGGAGTAGGTGCTGGTGTAGGAGCAGGTGTAGGTGCTGGTGTAGGTGCTGGTGTTGGAGCGGGTGTAGGAGCTGGAGTAGGGGCGGGTGTAGGAGCGGGTGTAGGAGCTGGAGTTGGAGCTGGAGTAGGTGCTGGTATTGTTCCGGGAGGCGGCTTAGTATTATCTTCGCCTTCGACTACAGGTTCACCATCAACCATGACAATGTCGCCCTTAAGATAACCAACTCGTTTACCTTTATTAAACTTAGCTCTTGCTTGTAATTTATCTTTTATTTTTTTCATAGTTGTTATATACCTATTTTACTTAACTTCAAAGAGTTTGTCAAGCTTTTCACCAATTTTATCCATTCTATCCATGAGCATTCCCATGTCGCTTCTAAGTTCAACCTTTGTGACATACTCTTTACCTAGTTCTTCCCGTGTTTTATTTAACAGGATGTCTTGTCTTCTTATCTCTGATGTGTTTTGTCTAATTGAATAAAAGATGGGAGC